GCGAACACCGCCCCCGCCGGGCATGCCTGAGTAGACGTAGTGATACCCCGATGGGGGCGCTTCGTCGTCAAACTCGTTCATTTAATCTTGCCCCCTTTGGCGTAGCTGTACTCTTCTTGCTTGCCATAGATGGGGTTTTTTGCAAGCACAAGCGGGCCGATTTGAATTACCTCAGCGGCGCTATGGATTGGCTGCATTGATTCGCGGTCGTAGAAGTGCCCGCGCCGGGTCGGATCCATGCCCACCTGACGCCACTCGGGGTGCGCCAAGTACTCCTGCGCGCGCTCAACGGCCTCATCTTGATGGATAGGTTTCCAATTACCGGTGATACGCGCAAACGGAGCTTTGGCCGTACCAGAAGCCACATTCAGGGCTTTGTTTTCAAAACGATCAAACACCGCGTCAGTGATGTGCGACACAGGCTCGTAGTACGCCTTACCCTTGTCTTCTTCGTCGTGCACGGAGTTCACCCACACACCGTGGTTGCTATACGCCGGGATGTCTAAGCGCAAGCCGACCTTGCGACCTTCCGGGATTGACCCGGTACCGTAGCGCTCGCGCTGGGGTTCTTTAAGCGCGCTGGTGACTCGTTCGGCGCTCGCGGGCTTGGGCACGAAGTCGTAAGGCTTTACGGGCTTAAGCTTGTCAGCTAAGCGCCAGTACTCTTCGCGTGGCATTTTGCCAGCAGCTACCAATTGCGCAGCCAACGTGAGCTCGGGATTGCGCTCGGTCACCTTCTTGTGGTTGGGATCGATGCCAATCTCGCGCACCTCAGCACGGCCGCCTTTTGCCATGCGCTTAGGTTGCTGACGCAATAACGCCAACTTGGCCAAGTCCATGTTCAGCATCTTGGCAGCTCCGGGATCGCGAACAGTGTTGCTGATCGCCTCTTCAGGCAACGAGTCGACCATGCCGCCCGCCTTGTAGCCATGCATTTGCAAGTACTTCAAGTAATCTTCGTCAATGAACTGCGTAGGGTTTTTGGTGCGCCAGTCAATCTGCATTGGATCGCGGCCAAGGGTATCGCGGATATTTTGGTTGAAGTCTCGCAGCGCGATCTCGGCCGGTGCATGCTTGTACTTCACGCCCAAGTCCTCGCCATAATTCACCCAAGGGTATGCTTGGTGCAGGTCTGGGCGGTAGCCGATCTTCTTGTCAAGCTTAACTAACCTGTCGCCAATCGACCAGTTAGGCACGTCGGCCGCTGAGGGCTCAAGGTGCTGGGCAAGTAAGCCCTCGACGTCGACCGAACGCCCTTTGGTCTTACCGCCCACGCCTTGACCCTTAAGCATCTCAGCGATCGCCCCGCGCCGGTCGTAAGTATCGACCAGCTCGCGAAACCACGGGTCGGTGATGTTGTACTCGTGCTCTTCAGGGAACGGGCGCACCTTCTTGCCCTTGGGCTTAGGCATATTGCCGATACGATTGTTGATCGCAGCTAACAGCTCGTCACTAATGTTGCCCTGTGCAAGCTGTTCATCGAATTGATCCATGAACTTGTTGAACATGGGGGTGTTGCTCTTGTGCTGCTCGCGTGCGCCTAGGAACGGAGCCCAGACCACGTCCTCGCCCGAGCGTTTGGCCTTGGCGCGTGCGCCGCCTGCGTTGGTGAAGGCCGCCCCCACGTTCTCGTACTCGGGGTGCACCTTCTGTAACCACGAGAACCACGGGCCGCCGCGCTGGCTTGGATCGAACGGGTCGGTGCGCATGCGGTCGTACTGCAGCAGCTTGAGCGTCTTGCCCTGCTGGTTGCCAAGCGCCTCGCTCATGGGCACCGGTTTGCGCGCAAGCTCGGCAGCGTGGATATAGGCGATTTCTTTATCGGTCAGGAATCTAGGCATAGTCGCTCACGCTGCGTAGGGGTTGTCGCGCTTGGGGCGGTCGTCGGCGTAGTATAGGTCAGGGTCTGCAACCGGGTCAATGTTTACGAAGCCCATATCGCGCAGCACCCTGAGCGCCTGACTGAGCGCGTCGACGTAGTCATCGTGCTTGCTGTCGGGAAAGCTGCAGACCTGACTGAGGAATGCGTCGCACCAGTCGCGCGCGCAGCCGGGGTTGACCGTCGACTCGGGCAGGTACACGCGGCCGCGCGCGATCAGCGGGCTCACGATGTTTAGCCGCATGGTCTTGTCGGCGTTGCCCGGGTTGTAGCTGCGCACCGGCAGCCCGGCACGTTGTAAGTCCTGCAGCAGCACGATGCCGGCCGACTTGTCCTCGATCAGGATCAGGTCGACTTTCTTGCCGTTGCCGAACTCGTTCTCGTCGCCGTAAATCTCCTCGCTCTCGCTGATCACCTTGGGGCGCAGCTCGGGGTACTGAATACGCTCGCTCCAGCAGTCGATCAGCATGACGCTCATGCCCTTGTCCTCGCTGGGCTTGAACACGCCAAGCACCACGCACGCGGTGGGGTCTGCGGCCGTGCGGGTGCTGGTCGCGCAGTCGTATGACTGGACCACGTACTCGAACTGCGGCAGGGGCTTCTCGGCACCCCAAAGCTTGAACCACGAGCGCTTGACAATGCCTGTGTCCTCGCTCGAGAGGATCGAGGCGTGAATCTCTTGGTCGCCCAAACGCGTGCCCTCGTACTGCAGAATCTGGTCGCGAAAGCTTGGCGCAAGGTTGTCAAGGTTGGCGTAGGTGCTGGCCGTGGTCAGGTACACGTCCTCGCCGTCGCGGTCGGCCAGCGAGATGATCAAGTCCTTGGGGCGCGGCGTGGTCGAGGCGATGATGGTCGTGCGTTTACCCAACCTTACGCCAAACTGAATTTGATCCCACGCGTCGTCGAGGTACTCCCACGCGGCCAGCTCGTCGAGCCACGCGCCGTGGAACTGCGGCCCGCGGAACCGCTCGGGCTCGCTGGCCGGGATGCCCTTAATCAGGCTGCCGTTGGTCAGGACGATCTCTGAGAGGCTTTTGTTGTAGTCGGCAAGCAAGAGCTTAGGCATCACGTTTAAGATGCCGCTATCGCCCTCAAAGCACGTGCCACGCACGTCACCCGATGTGGGGGCGGATACCAGCCAGCGCGTGTTGGGCTGCGTCCACGCCCACCACCAGACCTGCTCGGCCGCGGTGCGCGTCTTGCCAGCGCCGCGGCCGGCCAGCAGCAGCCAGATCGACCACCAGTCGCCGGCCGGGAGGATTTGGTGCGCGTGGGCCCTCTTGAGCCACGCGACGCGGGCCTCAAAGGCCGCGCGGTGTTCGGGTGGGTACGCTGCGTACTCGCGCTGAAACGCGGGGTCGAGCAGCTTCTTGGCGAGGCTACTTGCCATCTTGGCGCTCGGTCTGCAGGCCGTCGGCCAGCGAGATGAGCGTCTCGGGGGTGAAGGTGACTGCCAGCGGGTTCTCGGCCTCGCCGGCCAGCACCTGCCGGTCGCCGTAGCGCTTGGGGCACCAGCTCTTGAGCAGGCGCAGCCTGAGCTCGACGCGGTTCTTTTGCCACTGCACGTAAGCGCTGTCGCGCCGGGTGCCGCCTTCGCCGGTGATGCGTTCGGGCTCCTCGTCGATGATTCTGATGGTGTCCTCGGCCAAAACATCGAAGCCTGCGTCTCTCGCGCGCGCGTACATTTCCCCGAACTCGGGCAGGTCGGTAATCCAGTGCTGCACGGTAGAGCGCTTCGGCATCCCCGGCGACTGCAAAATGCTCACCAAAGTCTCGCCCATCGACAGGCGCTCGCAGATGTGATTCGCGAGCTCTTGCGTGTACAAACTTCCCGATCCCTTAGGCCTTCCCATAGCTAAACTCCCGTTATTCTCGCGATTTTATACCACTGTTGTATTTTTGCATTAGGGTTTCCGATAATAAAATAAATGTTTACATTGTCAACAAATAGGCCCATACTGGAGGCTCAGTACCCAACACGACAAACACGGAGCTTCAAATGAACGCAAACATGAAACGTTACGAAAATTTAGTAGAGCAAGCCGCAAAGATCAGCAGTTACGAGAATCGCCACGCTGTTGAAAACATTTTAGGCGAAGCAGCTGAAAACGCAGGCGCGACCGTTAACATTGAAAAAGCACTTCCTGTCAGCGAGTGGGAAAACATATTTGTTGGTAGCGTCGAAGGCCTTTTGTGCACCGGTCAGTACAACAAAACCGTTTGCAAGTGGTTCGCCACTCGCGGTATTACATTTTAAACAACACACGGAAAACACCATGAACATCAAAATGTCTGCCCCCACCGCCTTTCGCTCACAGAGCCCGCTTGACAACGCAATGATCGCGCGCTACGCGCCC